TTATTGTACCTATTGCCTATTCAGCAAAAGAACTATACGTTCAAAGATTATTATTTGATCCTGATTTGGACAAAAAAATTGCAATGAGTTTACCTAGAATGTCTTTTGAAATGACAGGTATGATTTATGATGTAACAAGAAAACAAAATACAAACACTAAGAATTTTACTAATACAAGTTCTGGTGTGGCTGCACAATATAATCCTGTGCCTTATAATTTTGATTTCTCATTATACTTGTATGTGAGAAACACAGAAGATGGTACACAGTTACTAGAACATATTATACCATTCTTTACTCCTGATTATACAATTAAATTAAATTTAATACCAGATTTAGGTGTTGTAAAAGAAGTACCTGTTATATTAAATAATGTATCATCAGAAATAGATTATGAAGGTGATAGAAATAATCCAACAAGAATGATTATATGGACTTTAAACTTTACAGTTAAAGGCTTTATATTTGGTTCTTATACTACACCAAAACTTATTCGTACTTCTATTACAAATATATTAAATGATATTACAGAATCAGATATAGTAGTATTTAATTTAGCCAATACAGGAGTAGGACTATACCAGGCTGGTGAGATTGTTTATCAAGGATATACTCCAAGTATTTCAACGGCAACAGCTAAAGTTGTAAGATTTAATTCAAGTAATAATGTATTACATTTAACAAACATTAATGGTAATTTTGTTTCTTCTTCACCTATTATAGGTACAACTACAAATTCAAATTATACATTTAATTCATATGAAGTACAACCAGTTAATTTATCTCAGATTGTTATTACCCCTACTCCAACAGATGCCAGTGCGAATGATAAATATAATTACACAACCACAATTACAGAAACATTTGATATTGATACGAATGTAATATCTGCGGTACCTTTCAATACTGATTTAATGTTAAATATATATGGTATTGATGACCTTCACACTCAACAAGCAAACACAATAGATTTAGGATCTTAGAATGTCTAGAATAATTCAATTTAAAAGATATGGTGCAGCTGCTATTGCCAATACAGTTGGTGCAAATGGTGAAATAATTTTTGATATGACAAACAGAGTTATAACTGTTCATGATGGTGTGACTCCTGGTGGGTTTGCAGTACAGACAGATAACACAGCTAGAAATTTAGCAAATTCAGCATTTACTCGAGCCAATGCAGCCAACGTTCTTGCTCAAGCGGCATTTGATAAAGCCAATACTGCTTTGGTTTTGGATCAACCTAGTTTTGATAAAGCCAATGCAGCCAATGTTCTAGCTCAATCTGCTTTTAATCAAGCAAACACTTCAGCTCAAACAGTTCCACAAAATGCTAAGACGGCAAATTATATACTTCAATTGTCTGATGCCGGTAAACATATTTACTACACACAATCTTCAAACGTAATATTGTATGTTCCAACAACTTCTAATGTTGAATTTTCTAATGGTACAACCATAATGATTGTTTCTAGAACATCATCGAGTGCCAACGTAACTGTATCACCAAACACAGGTGTGTCAATGTTTCTTGCTGGTAATACAACAAGCGCTTCACGGAATGTTACTACATATGGTATGGCTTCACTAATTCAAGTTGCAGCAAACACATGGTTTATTAATGGTACAGGAGTAGCATAATGAGTGGTATGATGGCCATGATGGCTAGTAATGTTCAAAGAACTACTATAACTTCAGGTTTGCAATTCAATTTAGAAACTGCACCAATATCTGGAACTACATGGACTGATTCTAGTGGTAATGGACGTAATGCAACACTCGTAGGTTCTCCATCGTATGTGTTTAATCGCAGTGGTGGTATAAGACTAAACAATGCGGACATAAATGGTACGGATTATATTAGTGTTCCTTACAATATTAATTCAAATACTGTAACAGTTGAAGTAGTTGCTTCATTTAATCCAGATTCATTTTGGGGAACTATATGGGGTAATGAAATTTATGATACTAACGGAGGATACCTAGCATATGTGGATTCTTCAACAGCTATAAGTTATGGTATTCCTAATAGTGAAACCACAGTAACAATAACCGAAAGTAATGCCATAAAACATTGGATTTTTGTTATCAATGGCACATCAGCTATTCTATTTTTAAATGGTTCACAAGTGAGCTCAATGGCCATTAATAATCAAACACTCTTTGCGACAGGTGATTTTTATTTTGGGGCAAGGCATGCAAATGACGGAGCAGGCTATGGAGGAGATACACTAAACAACTCAAATTCTGCACTATATCCAGTTTTTTATCAGATGCGGGTGTATAACAGAGCATTGTCTGGTGCTGAGGTAACTCAGAATTATAATGCAGTTAAAGGGACTTACGGAATTTAATTGGATATTAAAATATGAATAACCTTGATAAAAATTTAAGTGATGTATTTGATGTGACGCCTATTGGTCAACCAGAACCACCAAAAAAACAACCTTTAACTACAAGTTATAAACAACCTGATATGGATTCTGATTTAACAGATGCATATCAGCAATCAAAAGAAAATCTTCAAGGTATCATAGACCAAGGCCAAGAAGCTATGTATGAAATACTGGAGATTGCCAAAGCAGGCCAGCATCCAAGAGCATTTGAGGTATATGCCACATTATTAAAGAACATGACCGAAGCCAATGATAGACTTCTCAAGATACAAAAAGAAATGAGAGACATTTCTGGTATCAAAAAAGAAGCTACCACAACCAATATTGATAAAGCTATCTTTGTAGGTTCAACATCTGAATTGAGTAAGTTACTAAAAAGTAAAGACTAATGGCAACAAAACAAAAAGAGTCGTACCGTGATAATCCCCTACTCAAAAGGGTAGGGATTAAAGTAAGCTTCACCGAAGAACAGGTAGAAGAATATATCAAGTGCCGGAAAGACCCACTATACTTTGCCAAATACATTAAGATTATTACACTTGATGAGGGTGTAACTGAATTTAAAATGTATGACTTTCAGGAAGAGATGATTAAGACGTTCCATGAGAATCGTTTTACTATCATGAAATGTCCTCGACAGGTCGGTAAAACCACCACAACAGTCGCTTATCTTCTCTGGACGATACTATTTCAAGACTCGCAATCTGTGGCAGTTCTCGCCAACCGAGGCGAGACTGCTCGTGGTATTTTAGGTAAGTTACAGTTAGCTTATGAGAATCTACCTATGTGGTTACAACAAGGTGTCGTTGAATGGAACAAAGGTCGTGTAGAATTAGAGAATGGTTCGGTCATCGTGGCATCTTCTACATCAAGTTCAGCGGCTCGTTCTGGTTCGTTTAACATTGTATTCTTAGACGAGTTTGCTTTCGTACCATCTAATATTGCCACAGAATTCTTTACCTCAGTCTATCCTGTTATTACTGCTGGTACTAAAACAAAAATTATTATTGTTTCTACACCAAATGGCATGAACCTATTTTACAAGATTTGGACTGATGCTGTCAATAAGAACAATAATTATACACCATTTGAAGTTCATTGGTCGATGGTGCCAGGCCGTGATGAAAATTGGAAAGAAGAAACAATCAAGAATACTTCTGAAAGGCAATTTAGACAAGAGTTTGAAACAGAGTTCCTAGGTTCTTCTAATACACTTATCTCTGGACAAAAATTACAACAGTTGGCTTACAAACCACCTATTGCCAACCATGATAAGATGAATATCTATAAACATCCATTTAAAGGTGATGATGAAACAACCAAAGACCATCTGTACGGTATTTGGGTAGACGTATCAGAAGGTAAAAACTTAGACTGTTCTACATTCTCTGTAATTGATATATCAACTACACCTTACGAACAAGTGGCAACTTATAGAAGTTCTTCTATTTCACCTATACTTTTCCCAACAGTTATCTATAATGCAGCCAAGTATTACAATGATGCTTACATTTTGGTTGAGATAAATAATACACCACAGGTTGCTGACATTATACATCAAGACCTTGAATATGAAAATTTATTTAAGGTGTTTACTGGTAATAAACAACCACAACAGTTATCGGCTGGGTTTGCCAGAGGAGTACAACTAGGTTTAAAAATGTCAGTTCAGGTCAAAAGAATGGGTTGTTCCAATCTAAAGACTTTAATTGAAGGTAATAAATTAATCATCAACGATTTTGATACTATATCAGAATTAACTACCTTTGTTGCCAATAAGACATCTTTTTCGGCCGAAGCGGAAGCAAATGATGATATGGTTATGGGGTTAGTAATGTTTGCGTGGGCAACCACACAAAAGTATTTTAAAGAAATTGTAAACCATGATATAAGAAAACAAATCCAGTTGGAAGATATGAATCAACTGGACCAAGAGATATTACCAGCACCAATTATTGAAGATGGTCTGGATCATCCTTTTGAGGTTTTCGATGGTGATGTATGGGAAGCCGCCGATGGCGGTGAAATTTATTCAAAGTTTATCCGAGATAGGGTTAGGAATCTATAAAGATAGCGTTTGATAAATATAATCATGGTATTATAACTGCCAATAACATAATAATTTAAGGAGAACACAAATGGCATTTCAAATCTCTCCAGGTGTAGCTGTTTCCGAAGTCGATTTTACGACAGTAGTTCCTTCGGTACAAACTACAGCCGGTGCATTCGCAGGGTCTTTTCAATGGGGACCTGCAGAAAAGATAACACAAATAACTAATGAAACAGAATTAGTTGCTAGATTTAGTAGACCAACAAGTCTCACTTCAGTTAATGTATATACAAGTTTTCATACATGCGCTTCTTTTTTAGCATATGGAAATAATCTTAAAGTAGTTAGACAAATTGCAGCTTTATCTAATAATGCTACAGCAAATACTGATACTAATGCTGGAGTACAAATAAAAAATGAAGATGCTTTTCAATATTCATATTTAAATAATACAACAAATAATAATGCTTATGGGGCTTTTGTTGCAAGATACCCAGGAGCTTTAGGTAATTCATTAACTGTGTCTGCTTGTGACGCTGGTGCTACTGGTGCCAATTCTACTTTTTCAACATGGAATGTTAATGGTGTTGGAGTTTCTTCTTATTTTCCTGGTATTCCAGGAACTTCAGCACAAGCTGCAGCTGCTGGTGCATCTAATGATGAAATACATATTGTTGTTGTAGATAGTGGAGGAGAATTTACAGGTACAAAAAATACTGTGTTAGAAATATTCCCTTATTTGTCAAAAGCTCGTGATTCGGTAGACTCTTTAGGCAATTCAAATCATTATATAGATTATATTTACAACAATTCAAAATATATCTATGCAATGGATCCTCCAAATCGAGCTGTTCCTGATTCCGCAGGTAGAACACCACAGGCCACATGGATTTATCCTATAGCAAACACAATTAATACAGCTTTTGCTACAATGAATACTACCCCAACATTAGCATTAGGTGGTGGTACAGGTCTTTCAGCTACCGATGCAACATTACAAACGGCTTTTAGTTATTTTACAAACGCAGATGAAGTAGACATTTCTTTAGTTTTAACAGGAAATGCTACTATTCCAGTTCAACAATATGTTATTGATAATATTGTTACAACTCGAAAAGATTGTATTGCCTTTATTTCACCTCCTTCAGCCAACGTTGTTAATCAAGGTGGAAATGAAACAACCAATATTCGAAATTGGATAACAGCATTAGGACGTTCATCTTCTTATGTTGTTGCAGATTGTGGTTACAAATATATGTTTGACAAATATAATAATAACTATCAATGGGTTCCATTAAATGGAGATATTGCTGGACTATGTGTTTATACAGACGCTGTTCGAGATCCATGGTATTCACCTGCTGGTTTTAATCGTGGTAACTTAAAAAATGTTGTTAAGTTGGCATGGAATCCAAATAAAACACAACGTGATACTTTATATGGTATAGGTGTTAATCCAGTTGGTACATTCCCAGGCCAAGGTACTGTATTATTTGGAGACAAAACATTACAATCTAAACCATCAGCCTTTGATAGAATTAATGTTCGCAGATTGTTTATTGTGTTAGAAAAATCAATTGCTCAAGCAGCTAAGTTTTCTTTGTTTGAGTTTAACGATACTACTACACAAAACCAATTTGTTAATTTGGTAACTCCATTCTTGGCAGATATTAAAGCACGCCGTGGTATCTATGACTATCGTGTTGTTTGTGATTCTACAAATAATACAGCTCAAGTTATTGATGCTAATCAATTTGTTGGTGATATCTACGTTAAGCCTGCTCGCTCAGTAAACTTTATTCAATTGAATTTTGTTGCTGTAAGAACTGGTGTCGATTTTACAACAATCGTTGGACAAGCTTAATAAATAACACAACGATATAGGAGAAAAAAATGGCATTCAACGTATCACAATTTAGGTCAGAACTTCAGTTTGACGGAGCTCGGCCAAATCTTTTCGAAGTGAATTTGACATTCCCAACAGCAGTACCTGGTGCTGGTGATGCCTCTCGTAAAGCTTTGTTCCAAGCAAAATCTGCTCAGTTACCTGGTTCAACAATTGGTACTGTTCCTTTATATTATTTTGGTCGTGAAATGAAGTTTGCTGGTAACAGAACTTTCACAGATTGGACAGTAACAATTATCAACGATGAAGATTTCACAATCCGTAATTCCATGGAACAATGGATGAATCTAATCAATGGTCACGCAGGCAACGTAAGAAACCCTGCCTTTAATACACCTTTAGGATATACAGTAAACGCAAACGTAGTACAGTATGGTAAAGAAGGTGCTATATTAAAGAGATGTACTTTTGTTGGTATGTTCCCTGTTGATGTGGCTCCAATCGATTTAGATTGGGGTTCAAATGATTCTATTGAAGAATATTCAGTAACATTTGCATATCAATATTGGACTTCAGATTCAACAGACAACTTTTAATTTTATATTATTTTATAGAGAGGGCTCAGGTCCTCTCTTTCATGCTTTTTTGAATTGAACTAGGACAATATGGCCGCTAATAAATTTTCACTTTTTGGTTTTACCATTTCACGGAAAGAGGATGAAAACTCTCAAGCCGTGCAGCAATCCTTTACGCCTCCAGTTAATGATGATGGCGCTCTTACTATTACTTCTGCCGCTTACTATGGTACATATGTTGACCTAGACGGCTCTGCTAAAAATGAAATAGAATTAATTGGTCGTTACCGTGAGATGGCAATGCAGCCAGAAATTGAGTCTGCCATCGATGATATTATCAATGAAGCTATTTGCCAAGATGATGATGGTAAAAATATTCGAATGATTCTGGATGAATTAAAACAACCAGACAAGATTAAAAAATCACTACAAGCCGAATTCAGTACCGTACTTAGATTGTTAAATTACAATCAAATGGCACAAGATGTTTTCCGTAGATACTATGTTGATGGTAGATTGTACTACCACATTATTGTTGATAGAGAAGCTCCTACTGATGGTATTAAAGAATTAAGATATATCGATCCACGAAAAATTCGTAAGGTTCGAGAAGTTAAAAAATCAAAAGACGAAAGAACTGGTGTTGAAGTTGCCAATGTTATCAATGAATACTATATTTTTAATGATAAAGTAATCTCTGGTTCATCCAGTAATTTTGGTCCAGTTGGTGTTCGTATAACAACAGATTCTATTATTAATGTTGTTTCTGGTTTGATGGATTCTCGTAGAGCTGTTGTATTATCGTACTTACATAAAGCTATCAAACCACTCAACCAATTAAGGATGATTGAAGATGCTACTGTCATATATCGAATTTCTAGGGCTCCTGAGCGTAGGATTTTTTATATTGATGTGGGTAATTTACCGAAATTAAAAGCCGAACAATACCTCCGTGATATCATGGTCAAGTATAAGAACAAGTTGGTATATGATGCCGTTACTGGTGAAGTAAGAGACGACCGTAAGTTCTTATCAATGATGGAAGATTTTTGGTTACCACGCCGTGAAGGTGGTAAAGGCACAGAGATTACAACATTACCTGGTGGTCAAAATCTAGGTGAGTTGGAAGATGTTAAGTATTTTGAAAAGAAATTATACAAGGCTCTTAGTGTTCCAGTTTCTCGATTGAATCCAGAATCTTCTGGTTTCTCATTAGGCCGAACAAACGAAATCACCCGTGATGAATTAAAGTTTGCTAAGTTTGTTGATAGGCTTCGTAATAAGTTTTCTAATCTATTTGACCAAGCAATGCGTGTACAAGTGGTATTAAAAGGTATTTGTACAGCAGAAGAATGGGACATAATGAAAGAGAACATTTATTATG